CTTCATCAGGCGCTCGTCCCCGCTCGCTGCGGCCTGCGTGTACCGCTGCTGCCAGAGCTGGACGTTCTTGTCGTTCGTGACAGATGCTTCGGCGCCCTGGCCCGGCGGGATGAAGTACCCTTGAGCGTTCGCGGCGCCTGGGGCGGCGGCGTCTGCTTGTGGCCCGCCTTGGGCTTGTGACACCTGGACGGGCTGCTGGGCGGCCTGCTGCGCTTCTAGGCGTTGAACGTCTTCCTCGGTTTCTGCGACCTGGACAGGCCGTGTACCAGCGCCGCCATGCCGGGCGAGATAGTCGCTGAGGCGTGTGCCGTTCTCATCAGCGGGGTTGTAGCGGCCGCCGCTGGCGACGAACCTGGAAAGACCCGCCTTGCCGCCCAAATGCGCGACAGCCCGCATGCCGTCGAGCGTGATCGGGACGCCGTTGATGGTCTGGCCGATCGCCCGGTCAAGGCCGGTCTGGCGGATATGGTTGTCGATGTCGTTGAAGTGCCACGCCTCTGCGCGCTGCTGAAGCTCAGGCGACGCCATGAAGGCCTGCGGGGTCGTGCCCTGCGGGATCGCGCCGGCCGCCGCGGCTTCCTGCAAGCGGGCCTGCCCGAACTGGAGCCGGCCGAAGTGGCCGCGCTGCCCGCCAGCTCCAACGGCGCTGTTCTGGGCCTGCCAATTGCCGCCGCTCTCGTTCTGGATGAGCGAGGCGGGAGCGACTGAAGGCGCGCCCGCGGACTGGCCCGCCGGGCTGCCAGCCCCACCCCACTGCGTCAGGAGGCTGTTGGTCTGGGCCTGCTGCTTCGCAGCCTGTCCGAGCTTCAGAAGCCCGAGGCCGGTAGACGCGTCGCCCAGTGCGAAAGCATCGTCAGATGCGCCGGCATAGTCGCCCGCCCGAATTTTCTTCCCGAGCGCAGCCAGCGACTGCTGCTTATGCTGCTGCTCGAAGCCCTTGCTGATATTGTTCAGCCCCTGCCCGAGCGCGGCTAGGCCGGTCGAGTAGTCGTATCCGGTGAACACCATGTCAGGCCCCCGTGAACATGGACCCGAGGCCGGAAAGCAGGCTGCCGCCGATCGTCCGGCCGCCGCCTAGCCCAAGACCGAGGATCTGGCCGCCCAAGCCGAGCATGAGGTTCTGGTTGGCGTTCTTCGCCGCGGCGCTGGCGTTCGCAGCGTTCGACACCTGCCCCGCCATCGCGTTCGCGGTCTGCGAGCCGAGCCCAGCCAGCGAGTTGCCAAGGCCGCTGTAGATGCCGGCCTCTGCATTCCCCTGGTTCGTAAAGCTGTTCGCAATGCTGCCGCCAAGCGCGCTGTTGATCCCGGCCAAGGTGTTCCCGCGCGACGCCGCAAGGCCGGACTGGCCCTGTCCATGCTGCCACTGGAGATTGCCGAGATTGGTCAGAGCGCCGCCGATACCAGAGGCCGCCTGCAAGCCCTGAGAGGACAGGCCCTGAAGACGGTTCTGCCAGTTGTTGATTTCCGCGCTGGCGAGGCCGGATCCGATGCGCTCCAGCTCTGCGAGCGTCCCGCCACCATCGAGCCGGCCCATAGCCGCGGCCTGCCGGGTCGCGCCGCGCAACGCCTCGTCGCGCGTGAAATTGTAGTTATCGCTCGCCTTGAATTGCGAATTGTCGCCGTAAAGGCTGCCTTCCAGCGCGCTCGTCGCCCGGCGACCTGCCGCCGCATAGGGCTCATACTGGCCTGCGACCTGGTTGAGATAGCTGGTGGCCTGATCACGGCCCTGATTGAGCGCGCTCGATGCTTCATTGTACCCGCGCGATGCGGCCTCATAGGCCTGACCGCCATACGAGGTCAGCGCATTGCGAGCGGAATTGCTGGCCTGACCAAGCGACGAGAGCGCCTGGTTGCTGGTCTCACGCAGGTTCTGTTCGCCCTGCCGCTGGTTCTGGCCGAGAAGCCCGATGTTGTACATCGTGGCCATCCGCTGGCCCTTGGCGCTTGCCATTGGCTAATCTCCTACGTCGAGGCCGCGAAGCGCTTCAGCCATTCGATGGTGGCGAGGAGCCACCGGCGGAACTCGACGGTCTGCGTCCCGTCCGGGTTCGTGATCCGCTCGGGCGGCATCGGCGGGGGCGGCGGCGGCTCGGTGAAGGGCATCAGGGTCTGCGCTCCTGCGCGTCCATGCGCCCGCCGATGAACGCGACGGGAACAGGGTCAGACACCCGCCAGCGCCAGCGGATGCCGTGATGGCTGGTCAGACCGACGCGGGTCTGCCGGATCGGTGCGATGAAATGGCCCTGGCGCCGCAAGGACTTGTGAAGCGGGTTCGACCACTTCGCCCCGCCGTCATGCGACCAGGACAGCATGACCTGAGGATCGGTCTCGATCGGGCCTTGGCCCGTCTCGTCGCCATGCCCCAGCGTGAAATCGAAGAAGGCTTCGGGCACCGCGATCTTCGCCGGGAATTGCTTCACGGCGGCGCTGTCGAGCCCGAAAATCAGCGGCTCGCCAGCCTCGAAAGGGCTGTTCTCGTCGACCACAAGAAGCCGATTTGAGAACGCATCCGAGACGAGCCAGCGGCCATTGAACCAAAGCGAGAACTCACCAAGCCATCTGCTCTTTTCGTGGCTCTCGCGCCGGATCCACGATCCAGTCGTGACGTTGAATTGCCACGTCCAGTCAGGAGACGAGAGCGACCAGATGGCATTGCCGCCGAAGGTGAAGACGCAAGCCCGCAACAGCGCCTTGTCGCTCACCGCCGCGATATCGGCTTCGATATCCGCGTTCGAAATTCGAGCCGGGCGAAGACCGTTCAGGGTTCGGACGGTATTGTCAGCCGCGACGAATATCGGCTCGCCATCCCAGCCTTCTTCGAAGCCTGAGACAGCCCAGGAGCTCGCGATCCCGACCGCGATCACGGTCGAGCGGGTGAAGGGGAAGCCGGTTTGATTGCCGGTATTCTGGTAGACCTCAATCGAGCTGTCTCCAGCCGCGAAGAACGCTTGCTGGTGCGTGAAGCCGGTCAGCAGGCCGTCAGGCCTTGCCTCTGCGCGCTGGAAGTTCAGCGCTGAAACCGTCGTCTCGTTAACCTCGGACGACCAGCAGTCGCCCGCGCGCGTCGTCCAGAGCAGGAAGCCGTCCAGAAACCGAACGCTGTTTGCCTGCGGGACATCGCCGTCTGGATAGGCCTGAACCGCGAGGTTCGTCAGGATGTAGTTGCCGACGTTCGTGGTGACGGCGATAGCCGGATCGGCCGCGTTGTTGCGGGCCATCGTGACAGGGCCGTCGCCCTCGACCGTCCCGTCGAGCGCGCGCACGCCGCCATTGCGGTCCACGACGATCGCCGTTCGGCCAGCCACCACGAAGATGACACCGCCCACCACGACAGCACCGCGAACCGGGCCATCAGGAAGCGAAGCGAAGACGGACAGGCCCGGCATGCGCCGCCAGATCGCGCCTTCGCCCTGCTTCTCGACGAAGCAGTTGTAGAGCACGCCAGCGCCTTCGCCCGGTCGCCTGCCCGGCGCCGATGTGGTCTGGAACGGGATGTCGATCATCGCGCGGTCAACGACGGCTCAAGGCTCGGTCGACGCGGAGCAGGAGATTTGCTCCACCATTGATGCGCCAAATCCGCTTGAGGTCGTCTTCGTGGAACCTGCGCACCGCCTCGTCGGTCGGTCGACCGAAGGCCGGTGCTATGACCTCCGCCGCGTATTTCACGAGAGCGTCGTAGGCGTCATCATCGATCGAATTCGGGTCAATCTCGATGATGTTGAGGCGCTGAAGCCGAGCAAAGACCCCAGCCAGCCTGCGCAGGACGAGGTCCCGATCCTCGGCTTCGATGGGCTGGCCAGCCTCAGCCTTGCCAAGCTCAACCAGCACGTCCCGAATGAGATCGTCTTGCGAATAGGCCATGGCTCGCCCTCAGAAAGGCGAAAGGGGCAGCCCGAAGGCCGCCCCTCTCAGTGTTGTGCCGGTGCGGGAGGTCAGGCCGAGCCGGACAGGCGCGTCGCGAGACGCGGGTCGATCGCCTTGGCGCCGAACAGGATGTCCAGGCGGAAGGCGCTCTCATCGTTCGTGCCGTCGTAGACGGGGATGACGCGCACCGAGAGGCCCTTGTAGGTCTCGCGGGCCACGTCGACCGCGCCGGGCGGGCGAACGAGCGGGACGGACACCAGAGCGAAGGCGTTCTTGTGGAACACCATGTTCTGGCGGTGAGACGTGCCGCTGGTCCCGACCGGGGCGACGACCTTGCCGTCAAGGTCGGTCACGCCTGCCGTCACGGCGACGTTCTTGAACGCCCCCGTCCAGATCATGGCCGGCGAGAAGGTGATATCCACCTGGTTCGTGGCCGCATTCGCCGTCGAGATGACGGTGAACTGCTTCTGGAAGGGCAGCGCGGCCTTGGTCACCGGGTTGACCGCGTAGACATCGGCGATGGTGAACACGTCACCGACCGCCACGGCCGGGGCCGCGGCAGTGAAGCCGTCGACAGTGATGGTCTGGACCATCGTGTCCTTCACGGCGTCATAGGTGATCGTCGAGGTCGTCACCGAGCCATCGACAGCGATGGTCGTGCCGGCCCAGTTGCCCACAGTGTGCGTCGGAACGTTCTGCGACATGAACGTGTCGACGCCGCCGATCTCACCCAGCGAGCCCTTGCGGTATGCGCCCTTGGCGGCGTCCTGGATGTAGAGCGAGGTCTGCGAACCGAGCAGGCCCCAGTGATCGGCCGGCGAGAGGACAGCCGAACGGTCGGAAGGCACGGCGTATTCGTCCAAGCGCTCCGGCGCCTTCGCGAAGTCGGCATAGGAGTTGACGATATTGCCGGGAGTGCCGACCCAGTTGGGGACGTACTTGTACAGCCCCATCAGGTAGCTATCGACCGAGTTCGCAAGCTGGACCATGGCCGGCTTGATGACGCGCTCGGAAAGCTCGCCGATCTTCAGGGTCAGATCCTGGGAGCTGAACTTGAAGTCGACGCCGCGGCGCTGATCGACGGTGATCGTGGTCTTGCCCTCGGTCACGTCCTGGGTCGCCAGAGTGGCGTTGGTGCGGACGGTGAAGTCGGTCGGACGACGGATCGAGATGGTCTCACCCACCTCATAGCCGTTGATCTTCTTGTCAAACTCGTTCTCGTAGCCGCGAAACACCTGCTTCGCCATCACGAGATTGTTGTCGAGGATCATCAGCGCCTCTTTGGCGATGATGTCCGCAGTGAGCACAGTCTGTGCCATCGTTGCCTATCCTTTGAGGGTTAGGCAGCGCCCTTCTTCCGATGGGCCACGTAGTCTTCCATGCTCATCTTGGAGAGGTCGACGACGGGGGATGCGCCACCTTTGGGCGCCTTGATCGGGGGGGCTGCCCTGGTTGCCGTTTTCGGGTTCGGCAAGGACAGACGGTCTTCCAACCGGGCGATTTCCTTCGCGGCGGCCAGCGGGCTCATGCCATTGAGGCGATCGAGCGCGTCCGGGTTTTTCGCGAGGTGATACTGGATGACAGCCCCCTTCTCGCTCTCGAGAAGGAGTTGGATGGCGTGCGGCGTGAGTTCCGTGTTCACGGCACCGACGACTTTGTCGAAGTCGCTGATTGCCTTACGGGCCTCGTGCTGGCGGTCCTGGAAATCCTGAAGGATCGCCTCGGAATGCCGCCGTGATGCCGCCTGTGCCTCTTGCGCCTGGCGCCGGATGTCGCGCGTTGCGATGCGCTTTTCCGTCTCGTAGGCCGTCAGAGCCCGCTCGTAAGCGAACCAGTCGTCCTTGAAATCCTCTTCCTTCGGAGGATCGCCGATGTCCTTGCGGACCAGCTCGTCCAGAATGGCCTTGTCGTCAGCGGCAGCCGCCATTGGGCGACTTTCCATCTGTGCGACCTTGGCGGCGAGAGCATCGCGCTCACGCTTCAGACGCTGGTATCGTGAGGGGCGCTTGGGCTTGTCGCCTTCGCTGTCCGTATCGTTATCGCCACCGTCGCCTTCATCGCCGTCGTCGGCTCCGGCTTCGGTGTCAGTCCCTGTTTCGGCTTCTGCTTCGGTCGTCGTGGTGACCTTGGCCTCGGCCTCAGACTTTTCGCTCTCGGCAGGCGCTGCGGTATCCGCGGCCAGCGCAGTCGGCAGGTTGTCATCCTCGTTCATGGGTATCCCAAAGAAAAAGGCGCCCGGTCAGGGGCGCCTCGCTCATCGTGGCGGCATCCACTTCATGCGAATGCCTGCCCGAAGCTCTAGAATGTCATTCGGCGGGCGGCTGGTTGCCCCGCCCCATAGCCATCGCCTCGGATCGCTGATGCGCGTTCACGATGGCGGTGCTGCGCTTGAGGTCCGCGTCGAACTCGGCTTGTTCTCGCTTGAGAGCCATGTCCTGTTCGGCCAGCTCGCGCTTCAGCTTCATCTCCATCAGCGCCAGTTCGCGCTTCAGTTCGAACTCCGCGATCAGCTTTTCGCGCTGCAATTGCGCATCGGACTCGGCTTCTTCACGCTTCATCTGAAGCTCGGCCGCCTTCGCCTGCTGCTCGCCCTCAAGCTTGGCCTGCTGCATCTGCATATCGGCCTGAAGCTTCATCTCGTCGGGGTTCGGCGGCGGTGGCGGCGGCTCTTCACCGCGCTTCTTGGCGAGCATCGCCTGGACAGGCGGCGGCGCCATAACCTCCACGCGCTCGGCAAACTCATCCGCGTTCGGCCAGTCCTGCAACTTGGCGATGAGGTCGAGCACGAACGGCGCAACGTCCGGCGCGGATTGCAGAAGCGCTGTTATGCCCTCGCGAGCCTCGGAGCGCAGGCTGTCGTAAGAGGGGCCCATCTTCACGACGACATCGTAGGCGCCGGTCGTGACATCGTTCATCAGCGCCGCAACACCACCCTCCGCTACGCCCTGCGGCTGGTTGATCTGCTTTGGCTCGACGGTAAACCCGTCTTCACCGACGATGCGGATCGTGCGCGCGGTGTCATAGACATGCGGGATCAGGTCCATGACGACCTGCGCGGTGTGGTTGATCGCCTCGCCGAAATTGGCGACGTAGACGAATGAGCCGGTATCGCCCTGCTGGTCGCGGGCCTCGATCGCGACGCCGCTGGTCTCGTTCGAGCGGGCTCCTAGCGAAGCGTCGTAGATGCCGATGACGGCCTTCATGCCGTCGACATTCCGCATGATGCCGTTGGTCAGGCCCTGCGACGAGACGGGAGGCTGCGCGCGCTGAGGAGCGGCGCCGCCATTGGCAGGGTCTGGCGTGTACGGAAGATACGGATGGTTCTTGCTATTCGCGGTTTCCCAAACGTCCTGGTACTGCTCGAAATTCTTCTCCGTGCCGGTGAACGGCGCCTTCGGCTGTAGCGCGACCATCTCGGTCTCTGCCGAGATGTAGTAGTTCAGCATCCGCTGGCTGTCCTTCGCCAGGCGAACGACGCCGCGGCGCACGACCTTGCGGCCGATGCGGATCTCCTCGCCCACCGCCGGGATGATCGGGATGTACCGGCCAGGCCATTCCTGCGGAGGCTCAAGCACCTCGTCATAGGACACAAGCGCCCGCATGACCTTGTGGCTGTCGCGAACCTCGATACGAACCGGCTGGCCTTCCGCCTGGGCTTCCGCGACCATGCGCTCGATCTCAGCGACATCCTCGGGCGACTTGCCGGTCAGATCGTCGACAGAGCCGTCCGGCAGCAGGACGAGCCGACGCTTGGTCGGCTCCTTGTACCAGTATTCGCAGATGCGAACGTAATCCTCGGAAACCCAGCCTTCCCAAGCCGAATGCGAATGCATCTCGTAGCCGGTTGGCGACTTGCCGGGGTGTTCGAGCTCGAACCGGCGCCGGCTCATGTCGACCGGGACGAAGCAGAACATCCCGTCTGCTTTCGACGGCAGAACCGCATCCGGGTCGAACAGCGTCATCACCGGGTCTTCGATCGGTCCCAGGCGGATCTCCTGGTTGAACGTCTGATCGTCCGAGTATTCCTTGTTCACCCGCCATGCGCCGATGCCGCAAGTGACCTGGCTGTCAGCCCCGCGGCCATAGATGACCTGCGCCCGCGAGCGGTTCTCGATGTAGCGGAACATTCCGGCCAGAACTTCGGCTGTCTTCGGGTCGCCGCGACTGTCGACCGGCACGCATTTCATGCTGGCACGCATCTGGCGCATCTTGCCGGTGATCTGGCGGATGAACTGCGGGATGCGGTTTTCAGTCAGGCAAGGGCGGTCCTCGCGCTCGCGCTCGCTCTTGACCTTGGGGTCCCACTGGCCTTCGCCCTCGGCAAAGCTCAGGTCTTCATAGGCCTGCTCGATGTTCTCGCGCTCGCGCTCGTAAGCGGCCTCGTAGCGGCTACGAAAAACGGCCAGGAGGGCGTCATCCCCACTGACCGTTTCCATTTCGCTCCGGGCCTTGGCGTCGGTCTCAGCCATCAGGCGCCCATCCACCCGCCAGGTCGACCGCCAATGCGCAGCTTGCGTTCCATCTTGGTCGTCCTCGGCTCTTCGTAGACCACGCAGCCCAGCCCGAAGGCGTCCGCCGCGTGTGATGCCCAGTCGTGTTCAGGCCCGAGGTCGATGTCGCGGGCCTCATCCTTGCGTGCGTGGTAGGCGCCCAGCGCTTCAACGCCGGCCGCTGTCGTCTCTTCGTTGAACCAGATGCTCGGGAAGAGCCGGCGGGCTGCCTCGATGCGGAACATGGCCGCGCCCTTGCCCTGGTTGGGCACGACGATGACCTCGAACCCTGCGTCTTTCAGCGCGCTCTCGTAAGAGACGGCATAGACCTTGTCGTTGCTCTTGCCGTCGTGCGGCAGAATGCAGAGCGCGTTGCCGTAGCCATTTGAGCGCAGCCACTGCACATGCGTCGCGAGCGGCTGGCCCTGTGCCTCGTAGTAGTCGAGCACGCGGATTTCGCGCCCGACGAACTGCATGATCCAGATCGAGCAGGCGTCGGCTTTCGCACCGGTCCCGCCGATGTCCCAGATCGCTCGGGTCGTCATCAGCGGGTCAGCTGCGACCCTTCCGATACGGCCTTGCTGGCGCGCCTGGGCGAGCTGCGTCGCGTAATAGGCGCCCACCGTCACCTTGGCGTAACCGCCTTCCCAAATGTGGTCATACTGCTCGGGGTTATCCCGCAGGCAGTCGAGGCGCTCTTGCTCGAGCACGCTCGGGAACCACGGGTTGTGCTTCCAGTTGGCTTGCACGACCGCGGCCCCGGTGGGCAGCAGCTCACCGCGCAGCATCTGGTCGACCGGGTCGACCTTGCGGCGCGGGTTCCAGCCGAACCAGAGTTCGGAGCCCTCAGAGCGGATCGTCGGGCGAAGCAGGCTCAGCGATCGAGCCGAGAGCGTCTGCGCCTCTTCGCACCACGCCCGCTTGAACCCTTCCAGCGACTTGATCGATTCCGCAGTGTGGTCCTGCATGCCCTGGAAAATGACAGCGCCGTCGCCGGGCGTCTGGATCACCTCTCGGAACACCTTGAACCCGTCAGCCTCGCCTAACCTGAAGTCCGACAGCTTCGCCTCGATGAGGCGCTTAGCGGATTCCTTGAGCGTCTTCTGGACCTCGCGAATGCAGACCGAGAGCAAGCCAGGCTCTGCAAGGCTGTCCTCGATCAGGAGGCCAGCGAAGAAATGCGACTTGCCCGAACCGCGTCCCCCATGAGCGCCCTTGTAGCGGGCGGGGCCAAGAAGCGGCTCGAATACCTCAGCTGTCGGGATCTGGAGCGTTCGGGCGGACGATGACACGCTCTACCCTCGAAACTTGGATCGGGCCGCCGTCTGCGCCTGTGTGCTCGTTGGTGACCTTGTCGCCGTAGACCTTCGGCTTGCGCTTGCCGGCGAGCCATTTCAGAGCGTTGACGCGGGCCGTGATGTCGGAACCTTCGCGCGCCGGGTCGAGCGCGATCGAGGCGATCTTGTCTGCGAACCAGTCGCCCTGGTCCTCGCGCGCCTGCGCATACTTGCGACGGAACTCGTCGTCAGCCTCAAGCCACCGGAGAACTGTACGAGCGCTGACATTCGCGGCTCCAGCGGCCTCGTCGAGCGTCCCGCCGTTGCGGATGATTTCGAGGGTCGCGCTTTCCGCGTCGTCGCTGAACTCGGACGGGCGGCCCATCCCCTGCTCCTGAAACGAAAAGCCCCGCCGGGTGGGGCGGGGTTCGGGCGCTCACCAGAGCGCAGAAAACCATGATGCATATCGGCATATCATTTCGGGGGCGTAACGTCAAGCGGGGCAAGGAGGTCACCGAATAACCTGCGCTGCTCTTCGATGGTCATCGCCCCGAAGCCTGCCCCTCTCTCGAAATCCCCACAAGCGTCGGTCATATCGACGCTCGGCCAATAGGTGTTCAATGGCCTGATCTCTTCTGCTACCTCTTTCTTCCCGCTCGCGATCAAGTAGTCGTGCACCAGCCACTTGATCAGATCATATTCAGGGCTAGGCGCGTGCCTGCGGCAGTCTCCCCCGGTGTGGTGGTAGAACCGGCACCACCCGCAGGCCACCATCTCCGCGGCGAAGTACCCGTCAGCGTCTTCGACCGCCTCCATCATGCAATCCTCAACCTGTTCGCGATGACATTGAGCGCGCAACGGAAGGCGCCCATGCTAGCATCGCCCTCGATCTCCTTGTCCATGATGCAGACGCGGGTGAGGATGGCGTTGCCTTCGTGGAGCATGCCGGAACCAGCGAGAGCGTCCTGAAGCTCGCCATAGGCTGACCGGATGGACGCGATCGTCTCGTCATCAGGATCAGCGCCGGAGCCGGTGGAGAATGTGCCGACCATGTTCGCCACGATGCTGGGGAAGCGCGGCAGGCTGCCGGTGATCGTGCCCATGTAGCGGACGGCGCGTTTCGTGAAGACCTCTGCCGCCTCGAACTGGCGCCGGTCGATCATGCCGCCCATGTAGAGCCGGCCGTACACGAAGCCGGCGAGCTGGGAGCGCTCACCCTTCCTGTGAGGCTGGGCGAGGACTGTGGCGAGGATCTGTGCCTGCGTCTCTCCGCGGTGGGCGTTGATGATGCGCCCGTTGCCGTAGCGCTGGACGTTCTCGCGGCGCTTCGGGCCTGCTTTGCTCATTCTGACCTCGCAAATTCGCCATATATCCGATGGGCTGCCTCGACATATGCGGCGTGAGCAGCCTCTGGCGTTTCGTACGACCCGAGCCAAACCTGGCCGCCTCCGGATCGAATTCTGGCGATGTATGGCAGTGGCCTACCTGGTCGATACGAGACCCCTTTGAGGCCCGCGCTGTTGTCTGCCCTCTTGCGCGCATTGGCTTGATTCTGGGCCGGTGTGCTCAGCCTCAGATTAGCTATGCGGTTGTCTAGGCCATCCCCATTGATGTGATCGATCAACCCGTTCGGCCATTCGCCGTGGTAAATTGCCCAAGCAATCCGATGGGCGTACTGGTATTTGCCTTTAATAGGCACCTTCCTGTAACCGCCAGCCGTCACCCACCCAGCGATCTGCCCTACGCGAACGCAGGCGGCGGCCCTGACCCTCCAAGTGATAGACCCGGTCTCTGGGTCGTAATCGACCATTGACCTCACGTCCTCTGGGGTGGTGGTCATAGCGACTCCAAAGCGTCATGGACCGCTTCGTCAGCGGCGGAGACGAGGGCGGCCAGCTCGCTATCCGAGGTCTGAGAATGGTTCTCTGGTCGCAGCATTTCGAACGCGGTTGCTGCGGCCTCAAGCGCGAGTTTGATCTTCTGGCGCCTGAGGCTGCCTTCCTCGAAATCGAGCACGATTGCGCTGTGTTTCATGCTGCTGCTTCCTCTGCGTTGGAGATGGGGAAAAGCCAGCCTTCGGCCTGATGCTCGGGGTAGAACTTGCAGAGGCCGGGCTTGTGGCCGGAGGCGACGCGACGGAGCCACTCGGGGCTGTCCCTGGCGACGAAGGTCAGGCTTGGCGATGAGGCGCATGGGGGCGCCGCTGCTGCATAATCCTGCCACCGCCGCTGGTTCAGCCAGGTGACGGCCTGCGCGACCTTCTCGGTGCCGGCCCTGCCCGCCCTGCGCTCGATCTCGGCATAGCGGCCGGCGGCTGCGATGATTTCCTCGGGGTCCGCCCCGGATTTAACCGCCCTGGCGAACTTCTCCAGCGCCGGTGCCTTGGGGTTGGCCGCGTCGCCTCGGCTCGGATAGGCCTTCCAGAACCTTTCCTGGATCTCATCGCGAACGGGTCGCATCGGCTTGCCGATCGACCGAACGTTAGTCGTAGAGTTCTTGATTTCAGGAAGAGGTTCTTTCTTTTCTTCCCTAACCTCTCCTAATAGCTCTGCATCCGCTGAGCGGTCGCTGAGCATATGCTCGGCATTAGCTTTGCGGACCTCTGCGGAGATGCGAGCGGCCTTCTTCGCCTTGCTGGTTTTCTCCTCAGCAACGGCGATTTCGGCGTCGACCCGCTTGTGCGACCAGACCCCGTCTTCCTCGTGGAAGAACTCGGCAAGCGTGTCGCGGCTCTCCTGCCATTCGGCGTCCGACATGCGGGCAATCCGGGCGAGCTTGCGGTCATCCGCCGGCAGGGGCTTCCCGCGCTGCCAGTAGTTCATGACCAGTAACAGGTAGGCGCCATGCTCAGCCGCGCTCAGATGAGCGGTGTCAGCTAGATAGTCCGCGACGAAGAGCGGCATGTACGGTTCGCTCATGCCATCCCCCTGTCGATCATGTACTGAAGGACGAATTCGGCGACGCGGGAGGCCGCCATTCTCGGGTCCGCGGTGATGTCAGACCCGCTTAGTCGGACAGTCGGAATCCCGACGCTCGCCCAGTTCCTGTCACGGTAGAAGTCTCGGGCCTCATCATGGAAGGCCCTCCCGTCACACTCGACGGCGAGCAACAGGCCATCATTCGGAAAGCGGACGGCGACCAGGAAGTCGAACCGGGAATCCATCACAGATACCTGAGCGGCGATGGACACAGCCGCGACAGACCGAACGCCATCCCTATGAAGATCGGCCGGGGCCCAAGGCCCATTCGATCCGTATGGCTGGAAGACGAGCGAGGGAACGATCAGCTTCTCAATGGGGCTCTCGCATCGCCCGACGAGCGACCACACGGTCTGCGACCCCACAGCTACGCGCCTGTCTACCTCCTCGCGCTCGATCCCGGCTTGGCTCGACCTGTAATCGCGTATGGCGTCCTCAAGCACAGAGCGCACGCCGGGGTTTACGTCTGCGAGCGAGTTGCCAGCGTTCAGGATGTTGTCGACGGCGTCAGAAAGGTGCTTCACCCGCACACCTCCAGATCCTTGACCGGCACGCCAGAGACGATCCGGCCGTCATTGAGCTTGACCATCGCCATGTCCTGGCGGCGCACGGCGTCCTTGGGGTAGATCGCTGCGACCTTGCCCGTCTGGCGGTAGTGCTGGCCGAAGGTGATGCGGACGTGCTTGCCGATGAGTGGGGATGCGGAGATGCTCATCAGAACCGCTCCACCTTCCAGCCGCCGCCCTTGCCCTTTGGCATGGCCTGCACGGCGATGAACTGCATCGGGTAGAGATCGGCCGCGACCTTGATCTTCACGCGCGCATCGTCCTGCCAGAAGCCCTTGACCTCGTGGCATTCGAGTGCCCCGTCAGACCTCAGAACGAGGAAGTCGGGGCTGTAAAAGGTGCTGCCCGCCAGCCGCAGCTTCACGGCCTCGAACTTCCACCAGAGAACATCCTGACAAGCGACCAGCGTGTCGAGGAAGCGGCTATAAGCCTCCTCGGTCTTGTTCATCTGGCCGGTCTTGAGGCGGCCAAGGGCGTGAGTGGCTGGCTTCATTGCTGGCGCCCCTCGTCTCGGAGGCGCGCCAAAGCGTTCGAGACAATATGCTCCTTCACACTCAGGCGATGAGCGATTGAGCAGCTATCGAGCCCTTGCCTGAAGAGAGCGAGCACCGTGGGTTCGCGCCCGGCGAGCACGTTCCTGACGTGGTTTCTGGTCCGGTAGGGGGCGCCATGCCTGACCGCAATTCGCGTGACATTCTGAGAGGAGACACCGAACTCGTAGGCAATGACCTTTGTCGGTCGGCGCGCGATATAGTCGGCTGTCAGCTTCAGTTCTTGCTCGACAGAGAGCGATAGAGGCCTACCTCGCATCGCGCACCTCCAGCCGTTGCTCGATCTTCCCGGCGCGGATCATGGCGAGGTGGATCTGGCGCCAGCGTTCCGCGCCGGCAGACGCCGTGCAGCGGACACGAGGGGCGAATTTCCAGGTGCGGGGTTCTTCCAGCAGGATCGGCAGGCTGACCCTCGGCAGGCTTGGCGCCTGGCGCACCGGCTTGTCGGCATAGGCCGCTTGCACGCTCCGATCCGGACGCTTCGGCGGCGCCTCGATCCGAACGCGGATGGCCTTTTCGGCGGCGCGATGCTTGGCCTTGTTCGCCTTGTTTCGCGCGACCATCCGGGCATACTCGCCGTTGATGTCGAGCGCGACGCGGACTGTGGTTGCACCCTTGCCGACCGATCGAGCAATGGCCCGGATGGCCATGCCGGAGGCGTGCAAACGCTTGGCTCTTTCTTTCCAGTCGCTCATGCCTGCCCCCTCATCCGCGCGAGGCACGCCCGAGCCGTCTCAAGAGCAGTTTCAGCCTCGCGATAGTCGTCGTGAGACGGGCCAAAGCCCATAGTCGCAAGAAGCCGCTGCTCGTGCTCAAGGCGCGTAATCTCCTGCTGAATGTCTTCGAGAGCGGCGTTGATGATGCGCTCGCGAATGTCGTCCCGAACGCGCTGAACGCGCATGCGGACGATGTTGGCGAAGGCGCCCGGAGAGGCCCGCACGCGGCGTGCGACCCTGGCGAGAGCGGTTTCTACGCAACCTCCAAGTCGCTCCTGGTCCCTGCGGACCAAGGCCTTAGAGAAATGCGCGAGGGTTGCGATACCCATGACACGCGACTCCACTGTCTGGCTGAAATGACCGGAATTCTGGCGAATCTTGCTCACTGATCGGTGCTCCATTGCGTGAAGCAACGGAGGAAAACCGATGAAGCTGACGGGGACCGCAGGGCGCGTATTGCTTGCGAGGCTGAACGCCGTGCGGTTGCAGGGAAAGGACCGGGCGGCGTCTAACGACAACCGCCCGGTCGAGGCGGCACGGGTTTCGGGAGGAACAAAAGCCCCCGTGCTGGCATCCGAGGAAAAGAGTTGAGGCGGTCACGCAGCGCTCCGGTCCATGACAGCCTGCCCGACAAGGTTGGTCAGAGCGCTCGCGACGTTCGTGGCTCCGGCCGCGTAGAGATTGGCCTTAAGGCCGTCCCACAGATCGCCAGGAACATGCTCGGCAAGGATTTCCGCGACCTCTTGAGCGGCACGAGCCTTCACGTCGGCTTCAACGCGGGACTTGTTGCGGCTGGCGAGCGCCTCCGCTCGGTCACGCTCAAGCTGGCGGGCCAGCCCAGAGAGAGCCCTTTGAACCGTCTCGACCTGCTCGCTGGGGTCTACGCGTTTGAGCTTGTCGAGATAGGAGCCGGTGTCGAGCGCGGTCCCGCGAACGAGGTTCAGAGCCTCCTCGCAGACCTTTTCACCGCGCTCGGCATCGAGCCTCACGGTGCGCTCTGCCTTTCCAGAAGTCCCCGCCGTTTCGGAGACGAACGATCGAGTGGCAAAGTCTGCCACTTGATCGGAGCGGCGATCGCCGCCGTGCGCTGTCTCTGGGTGCAGTTCCAGATAGATCGCCTTGCGCCGCGCCGTCTGCGCCGCGCGGTCAGCGGGGCTCAGCTCAGCGCGGCAGAGATTTTCGTCGATCATCGCCAGTTCGGCGCGAAGGTCGTCATCGTCGACCACCACGCAAGGGACAGATTCAAGACCGAGCTTTCTGGCGGCTCGCAGACGATGCGAGCCCGCGATGACCTCGTAGGCTTCGACGCCCCCCTCCTCGACGTGGCACGCCAACCGAACTCGCAAGGGGTTGATGATACCAATCTCACGGATGCTAGAGACGAGACTAGCAACAGAGGCGTCGTCGACCTTGCGGGCGTCTTTGCGAGTGAAGATTGCCGTGGTGGGGAGGGAGACGGTCATCATGGATTACGCCCCGATCTTGGGGACTCGACCCATGATCTGGATCTTCGTCAGCGGCTCTTCACGCCGGAACGCGTTCCATGCCCGAATGAACGCCTCGAACCGGTCCGGCTGTGTCATCGAAGGGTCGTTGATGAGCCTCTGCCGCAGAGAGTAGATGGCGCTGTCAGCGCTGAGGTTCGCCCCGTCGAGGACGCCGGCCATGAAATCGTCGGCGGCAACCGGGGCTTTTTCCGAAAGCTTCAGGTGGACGAACGCGAGAAGAGACTTCTTGCCGAAGATGGTCCCGCGAGGGCCGATCTTCGCGATGGACCGCTTGATCTGCGTTGCGTGGTCCAGGGCCGCGTTGAGAATGGCGCCCTTCGTCAAAGGCGCGATGCCCTTTCGGCGTCGCGTGTCGACCGTGCTGGTCTCCTTGAAGAAGAGGATCATGCGGGCGATTGCGGCAACTACCCTCGCGTCCTCCGGCTTGCCCGACATCTCAAGGTAATCAGCGATCGTTCGCGCTTTACCCTGGTCCACAGTCTGGCGAGTGTTCCGGGGAACACCGAAGACGACAATGGAGCGCATCGGGACCAAGCTATCCCGCACCGCCATCAAGCGGTGTTGCCCGTCGTTCAAGAACCCGTTCTTGTCGATGACGATGCTCTCGCCATTCAACGCCCAGGCCCCGGTTTCGAGGTCGGACCGGATTTCTGCCAGCTTGACCTTGTCAATGCCGCGGTTATCGGGGTTGCGGCGGAGGATGATGGTTGCGAGGGCTGGCGTGATAGTGACGACTTCGCTGAAGATCTCGTGCTCGGCGCGGAGCATCTGTTCCGCGAACCACTGCACGGCATTCTCTTCCTCCTGCCGCTGTCGGGCAGTTTCCTTGTCGCCAAACACCGTCAGCGTGTTGCCGATTCCTTGCGGCTGACGCTCGGTTTTGATAGTGCTGAGCATATGATTTTCCTTGACTTGGGCGCGCGATGCTTCGGCTTGCGCGCCCTTTTTCATGACCGCGTCATTGCGGGCCGAAGGTCGGAAATTCGTGGTGGCGTCGCTCATGCCACGGCCTTCTCGGGCTGGGGTTTGGGGCCGAACACGTCGGGCCGGAGGTCGTGCCGAGAGACGCCTGTTGCTGCCTCGATGCGCGGCGCGAACTCAGGCGAGACGCCTCGCTTTGCCTGGCGCAGCCAGAACGAAACTAGGGATTGGGAAACGCCAAGCAGCGAAGCGAGGGCGGCTTGTCCGCCAGCTTCCGCGATAGCGTCCTTGAGCGCTGTTCGGTTATCCATGCCCCCTTCTATATCAGAATTCTGATGATTGCAATCAATTCATTGATAGCGACGGCTGATAGCCCCTTGGACATCGTGCGGCCCATGTCCAAGGTTGTGAATCGCGCGCTAGGACTGCGCCTTGCTGCTGCTCGCCAGAAGGCGAAACTGAGCCAGCCTCAGTTGGCCGAAATGGTAGGCATGACGCAGTCGGCCATCGCTGAAATCGAAGGTGGCCGGGTCAAGCGCCCGAAGAAGCTGCGCGAGATCGCGCGAGCGATTGGCCAGACAGAAGAATGGCTTCTAGACGAGCCCGCCCGCCCACTAATCTCCAGCTACGACCCGGACCAACTGGACCCGCTCGAGCAGCATGGCGACGACCGGCCGGAAGCGGCCCCGCACCGTGCCGACTTCCCCAAAGACGCGATCCTTGAGGCCGCCCCGCGCGGCGGGATGGGCGCTGGCGAGACAGCTCTGACCGCATTCTCGCGCGAGGTCGACGGCGTGTCCGAGGTCGATGCGATCCGGCCGGACTATTGGCGGTTCCCGCAGCGGTTTCTCAACGAGACCCTGCGCCGCCCGGCTTCGGCCCTGCTTGTCATCGAGTGCGAGGGCGACAGCATGCAGCCAACCTTAGCGCCAGGCGAGCGGGTATGGGTAGACACCACGCACAAGATTCCGAGCCCAGACGGCATCTATGCGATGCGCGATCGGTTCGAGAATGTCGTTGTGAAACGGCTCCAACTCGACGAGTCAGGCGATGAGCCGATGATCCTGATCATCTCGGACAACACATCGCATTCCACTACGAAGCGCCGGCTGGCCGATGTCCATATCTTCGGCAAGGTCGTGGGCGGGTTCAGGATGTTCTAGGCCGCGTGATCCTGAAGATGTCGCGGATGTGAAGCGGGAGGCTGGGTTGGCAGACGAAAAGAATGAGCGCTACGACACTCGAAATATCCCGGCCTTATTCGCGGATGGCGCTCAGAGCATCGCCAACAGCCGAGAGGTGGTAAAGGTCTATTTTGGACGACTGGATTCCGACCCTACAATCGTTGGGCCGCCAACCGTTGTCCCATTCCTTCAGATTGTCATGCCAGTCAGCGGGTTCGTCGATACCGCTCTATTTTTCGAACGCCGGCTGAAGGTAATGATCGACGAAGGTACGATTTCTGCGGAATCGGTCGACGCGCTCCGAAACTCAGCGGTGGGCGAGAATGGCAAGGACTAGAATCGATCTACAGCCCGCCATTTCGACGTATCTAAAGCCGAACGGCTCGTTTCGTAGCGAAACTAGACCGCTGCTCAATCGTCAGACGGGCGGCGCCCCAATAACCGCAAGGCGCGTTAAGAGCCAGTTGAACACGTTCTCCTACTCTGTGATCGCCTTGAAACCCGACCAATTTTCGGTCATATCTCCAGCCATGGCACGCCCAGTCGCAACCTCAAAATGGCTTGAGTCTTGGCAATCCAAGGCCATCCTGACAGCATTCGGCGTGGTCACTATGACTCTGCTATCCGCCTTGGGCTGGTCGATATCCGGTCACGTAGACATTATTCGTTCGGATGTGTCCGAACTCAAAGGCGACATCAAGGAACTCCGCACGGACACGAAGGAGATCCGAGCGAGCCTGGCTGAAGTCGCGAAGGCGACGGCTCTGACCGCGCAGCGTCTCGACCAAACTAACGAGAAGCTTCAAGGCCTCATCGACGAGACCCGCAAGCGCCGCTAGCCCGAACCTATCGCCTGCCAACCCCGCCCTCCCGGCGGGGTTTTCGTTTGCGCGGAATCGGCTGGGTAAGCCTCTGACATTGCTCGGATAAGCCGTGGCCTGCGGGCCAAATTGGGCGCGGGGACTCAGGTGCTCGGCCTAATGTATCAATTTTCTGATTGACATTATCATCAGAATTCTGATAGTTATCTCCCTACACCAACAGGGAGAGCCGGCCGATGTGCGAGGCCTTCGACTTCACCTACCAGAACAGCGAGCTCGATTGCGGCAGCCACGGCGCCTATGGCGACTGGCTCCTCAAGATCAGCACCGATGATGACGGCTTCAGCTTCAAGCTGATCGACGCTGAGACGTGCCGCAAAGGCCTCTCTAAGGCTTGGTTCGCTGTCGTTCAGGAGTGGATCGACGACGACACGGCGCCCCGCGCTCGCGGCTCCGAGCACAAGTCTCTCGTTCGCCAAGCCTATCAGGACGCGCTTGCCGAGCGCGACGACCCCGACGCCCGCGCCGATGACCGCGGCTGCTTCGACTACCATCAGAGGGCGGCATGATGATCAAGTTCAACGTTCTCAAGCGCTTTTCGACCGAAATCGCCTTCACCGCAGAGATCGATTGCGCAGAAGACGCGCCGGTCAGTTTCAAGCTCGGTT